ATTGAATTCTGTTGTCCATATCTAATGATAAATTATCTCCTGCAACTCTGTATCCTGTAGTTGAGATATTGCCATCAAATAAATTAGACTCGCCAGAGCTACTAGAGGAATAAGTACCACTAGAAAAGTAGTAAATATTATTATTTACAACATCATCTTTAATGTCGTTTATTTTTTGACCTTTTACTGTTGCTGTTATTGCGTCTAGTTGTGTATGCTTATTATCTGTAGCATCATATTCTTGGTGTACGGCAATAAAAGCCACATTTGGTGGAATAGTAAAGTTATCATTTGCTAAATCTGCATTTTGTCCATTAATAATATCGCCTGCTTCATTCTTGGCAAATTCTGTAGCTGTTAATACCGTTCCTGAGTCGCCTGAAGTAGGGTATACCCTGCAATGGGCATAAGTAGTAGTAAAAGCAAAATTTCCCTTGTAGGACATTTCATCTTCCCCTGCATATAAAGTAATAAAGTTTTCTAGCTCTCCTTCTGATAATACTTGAATTGCCCAATAGTGCTTATTATTTGAGCTTCCCCCATAATTATTAGCAGTTTGGAATATAATATTAGAACCTACTCTGTTTTCACCAAATATAATAGGTACTGCCGACACATTGTCCTTTTTAGTTTGTAATTTTTGACCTGCATAAGCATCTGCTCCCGATGTATCTGGTAACTCTGGGGCTAACGCACTCCCTACCAGCGAAACCCCTGATAAAAGAGATACTGCCTGCAAGGCATAGCCACCTATAACTGAAGTACCGAATTGAACCCCTGCAAAACCAAGTAACCCACCAACACCAACCGTTAATAGTGCTACTCCTGCAACTACTTTTACTACTTTACTCATCTCGTACCCTCATTATTTTATCTTTTTTTTCTATATCAACTATACAAGGCTTTCCAGCTCTTAGCTTCAATGTCATATACTTGTACTGATTAATAGCAATTCCTATGCTATCTTTAGTTAATATTATATCGTTTTCCCGTGCAAAAGGCACAGAGTCACAAAAGCTTTCAAAATAACTATAATGTATTTTTCTAGCTAGGTACTTACTTGCGTTTGTACTGAAATGCTCAAAGTCTTCTTCAGTATAGCATCTCCACTCATTAGGTATTCTATCTCCATAAACAGACTTTAGTCGCTCATAAGAGTAGCTAAAACAGTTATGCTTCATTAAACAACTTTCTCTCTACCCCAATAAACTTCTTCAGTAATGGCATCTACTACTGAAGTAAACTCGTTTTGGTTAAATGTTCTATCTGGGTATGCTTTCGACCAATTTGTAAATAGTGAAGTTAGTGTAGCATTTAACGACTGCTCTGTAGCATTAAAAGTATCAATAATCCCCTCGAATAATATGTATTGGTCTTTAGTTAATCCTAATATGTCTAGCTTGGGATACCCATCTAAGCTGTCACCATACCCATACTCATAGGCTTCACCATCTATTACATCACTTGCTGGCGTGTAAATAATTCTTTCGATTTTGCATCTGTTATTTCTCCACTCACTTGCAAAAGCTTCAGAAGTTAAAGCCCCACTTACATTATCTATTGAAACATTTATTGAGTCCGACTGCATTGAGCCGTCCTCTGAAAGTTTATCAAAAGTAATAGCTAGTGGAGTGTATTCTACTCCCCCGTCATTTACGAATATGTCGTGGTCTGTAAATCTCAATGTTTCTTTGAAAGTTCCATCAAGATTATACATATCAAATTCAAACAAGTGAAGTATTGCTATTGCATCATTGTTTCTTGCATTGTTAGTTATCGTTTTACTCATTAATTAACCTCCATAAAGTCTGCCGTACATTGGTATAGCCCATCTATTCTCTTACTGTATTGGAAACTATCTTGTGAAAATCTAGCATTTGTTGCTCCCTCTAGGCTTCCATCAAACAAAATATAATCATCTTGGTTTTCTAAATAGCTCTCTTCTATGTACGGTAGAGCAAACCCAAATGAAGGCATACCAAATTCGCCCATCAATCCAGACTTTTTTCTATAGAATGTAAGTAGCTTTAGAAAATCAGACTCACCTAGCACCCAAGATAAGCCCCAAGCTTTCTTTAGTCCTTTATCTTTAATGTGTCTACCTGATACCCCAATATTACTCGCTATTGACTGATTAAAATATTTATATATAACTTGATAAGGCTGGGCATCATCTAAAACACTCATAAAGTCTTGATTAGTAGAAGCTGTCGGAGTATATGTACTAGACTCAGTAAACAAGCTTTGATACTCTGTGAAGTTAAAGAATACACTACTTAATAGTGTTATCCTCCCTGACAAGACATTTGACTTGCCAGCAATCGCTGAGAACTCAAAGTCTTTAAACATATATACTTCAGCCTCATTAGTCATTAACTGACTTCTTTTGTCTATGTCGTTACTAAATAGACATTTGAAAGTGTTGGCATAATTACTCTCATAAGCATTCTTGAGAAATTCAAACTTAGCTAAAGATATATTACTATATGTAAGGGATATCTCAAAAGAGGGAATAGAACCGCCTACTATTCGTTGCTCTTTTCCACTATCAAAAGTTAAAGCCTGACCGCTCTTAACATATTCCTCTACCTCGTAATGACTGTGCTTATCAAGCAGTATAGAGCTTAAATCATTCATTACACTACCTGCTTAATTGTTTTTCTTACACTTCCATTGGTCTGTAAACTTCTGTTAATAATTCCCTCAATAGTGTTTTTATTCCCTACTAGATAATTATTAAATGATGCACTATCAATAGCCGTAACATTAAAATTAATCTCAGCAGTAGTAACACTCCCACTATCTCCACCAACAGACTGCCCTGCATTCATAGCTTTAATTGCTTCTTGATTTTTAGTTGCTCCTGCTCTATTTACAACTGCTTCACCAACTTGTAGTTTAGCAATTCTTTCATCACTTCTAATTGAACCGTCGTGGTGACTAGGCATACCTATAAAACCACCTGTATGCTTTACTTCAGATGTTCCTGTATGAAGACCAAAGAACGAGCCTATATTTGTACCTGTAAATGCTCCTACTAAGGCCTGCTGTACTCTTATTTTAACCAGCTGTGCAATCACACCTTTAGCAAAGTCTTCAAAAGCTAGCTTCCCTGTCATTACAAATTTAGTAATAGAGTCAGCCATACTATTAATAGTGCTATCGTGAAATGCTTCCGACTGCTTTAATGCTTCTTGCTTATTCTTTTCTGCCTCTTCAGTTGCCCTTAATTCTTTTTCTTTATTAGCAATTATTTTGGATGTTTTTGCATCTTCGACAGCTACTTCTTCTGTTAGCATTGCTTTTCTTTTTTCTAATTGAAGTAAGTTTTGTTCTGCTAATCTTCTTGATGCTCTTATTTGCCCTTTAGTTCTTTCTAAAGGATTCCAAGATTTTAATGGTGCTTCTGCTTCCTCAGCCCTAAGCTTTTTAACTGCTTCTGACTGTTCTTGTATTTCTATAGTAAGCTCTTTCATATCTAAAGCAGTCATTGTTTTCATACTTCTGATAATCTTACTTAGCCCAGTATTTACAGCATCAATCCAGCCCCATTTATTAATAGCATCTAAAGCTGTTGCCCCTAGTATAACCAAAGCATTATTTGACCTAGTAAGCGTTTGGTCTAGCTTTGCCCCTGCTGTATCTTGAAACTTCTCATTAACACCCTTAGTTGCCTCTTCTACTGCTCTTAATTTATCAGCTAAAGAAATAGATGTTAAGTCTATCTTTCCATACTTCTGCTCTAACACATCAACAATAAAGCCTTGTGCTTCGCCTGTCTTGTTTAGCATAATAAGATTGTCATTTAAAGTTTCAGCGCTCTCGTGAGGATAAGCTCTCCCCAATGCGATAGATTGTTCTGTTAGCTTTTTAATTTCTCCTGAAGATAAACCAGCAGTTTTACCTGACTGGACAAATCCTGCAATCATTTCTTGCGTCATTCCTGTCGCATTAGATGTTGCCTGTATATAAGACTTCATACCATCAGACATTCCGAATGTAGCTTTAGTTAAGTCTCCAGCTTTATTTATAGCGACTCCCATAATTGCGACAGCACTTGTTATAGCACCACCAACAGCTAACCAACCCGCTTTCATTCTTGAAGATGTAGCTTCAGTTGTTGAGCCTACATCTTCAGTTGCTTTCTCTACTTTGCCTAATTCTACCTTGGCTTTTTTACCATTGACTACAACTTCAATTACTAAGTCTTCATTATTCGTCATCATTATCCTTTTCTAGGTTATTCATTACATCTGTATTCATGACAGTAGCAATGTAAGTCGCTAACTGCGCGGGTAACTTACTTATTATATCAAAATGTTGTGGGTTTGTGTGAGTGAATAGTCTCTTCCCGTTTTTGTCAAGAGCTTTCTCCAGTATTAAATGAACAGGGTATAAGTGTTCTTGCTTTTCATGACTGATTGTTTTAGTTCCGTTGTCGTGCACAGTTGTTATAGCTTTAACACACATCTGTTCAATTCTAGATTTTTCTAGTAATGTTAAGTAGTTATAATAAAAATGAAACTCTGTATCATTGATAGGAAACTTTATGTCTTGTAAAGAGTCTTTTGCTTTTAAAATCTCTTGTAGTAGTAAATCTGTCATATTATATATATCCTTTAACTTAAGAAAAAAGCCATAATAATAAAACTATGGCTTTTCTATAAATTAAGCTATTGCCGCTTGAGTTAAAGCACCTGTACCTTCGAATGAAAATGAAACTTCAATAATTCCATTTACATCATTAGTAATAGGCATACTTGTAACTAAAACATCGCCACTAAATTTCTCAGATGTACCTGCGCCTGTAGCCGCTGTACTTAATACAACCGCAACCGATGAACCACTTGTAACACCTGTGATTAGTGCTGCTTGACCTGCATCAGCCCCACCGTCAAATAAAACTGTAATTGAACCAGACCAGCTTTTTAAAGTTGCTTCTGACTCTTTCCAACCAGCTGAACCAAAGTTAGTAGTATCTACTGTTTCTTGTGATACATCTAAAGACCAAGCTTTAGCTTCACCAACAGCAGTACCCCCGACAGTACAACTTCCTGAATAACCTTTAATTGCCATATTAATCTCCTATAACAAAAGTAAGTGTAATTAAATAACCTCGTTCTTGCTTTTCAACATCAGCTGTAGCAGAAACGATTATATCACCATTGTTATTTGAACCACTTACAATACCCTCTATTTTAGCTACAGAATAGCCACTAGTAGGTAAAAATAATTCATAAACTTTTGTAGACTCAGTTACTGTATTCCCAAGTGTAGTTAATTCTTCACTTATCGCTACAGACTCTTCTACTAATCTAAACTCTTTACCGTTTAAAGTATCTTTAACTGTATACTTAAACCCCAAGCCTTTTAAATACGCGATCATCTTATGAATACCGGTTGCCCTAAGTTCACACCTTCTTCATTCTCGTCGATTGTATCGTCTTCATCAGAATCATAATCAGCAACTAAGTTTGTTAGTTCCTGATTATAAGCTTCTTCAAATTCTAAATAACTAACGTGATAAGAATCATCCGTATCTGCGTCTTGTCTCTTAACACGACAAATGTGTGATAGCGTTTTTAGGAGTAATAACTCTCGTAGATGTGCTTCAGTTAGAAAGTTATTTATGTCATAACCTTGCTTTCTCAAGTCGTTTTCTATTATTGTTTTTGCTCTATCTACACCACCTGAATAGTCTAAAGACACAAGTGCAAAAGTTGTTGTGTTATCCACAGTATTATCTAAAGCATCGAAGGTAAATGTTCCGTCGTTAGTTGACTCGTAATCAGTGATAATTCTATCCGTACCTGCATTAGGCCCGCTAATAAAACAAATGTAAGAACCTTCAACATCGTCCTCATCTAACCCTTTTAAAGCTCTCGAAACTACCGTTGTTGCACTTCCGCTATTTGCTTTTGCAACATAATCCGCTAATAATAAAGGAGACCCTAGTACAACGTCTGCGTTAGTTAGATTTGGTAATGCCATTATTCTGCCTTTTTACTTCTTGATACTGATTTCTTTACTTTTTCTACTAATGTAGAAACATCAAATAAACCACTTGCTTTTGCCTGTGCAAGATCGGCAGACTTAATGTCTACCTTTTGACCTTGCTCAAGCGCGTACTTATTTCCGTTACAGTTCCAAGTACAAGACTTAAGCGCTTTCATTACTATGCGCCAGTAATAATTTCTACTGCTGAATCGTCCACTAGAACGTAGTCTAATACACCGTGCCAACCGATATTAAGGTTTCTACCAAGTTTATCAAAAGGACCAGTAATTTTTAATTCTGGTTCTGCAGAAGCTCCTCTACCGATTGCGCCCATACCAAAACAAGATACTTTACCAGCTGTTGCATCAGCATCTTCAACAACTAAGAAACCTTCATAAGTTGCTACAACACCATTAGTAGCTAAATCTAAGTTAGTATTCTGTGCGATTGAAATATAGTCGTCTTTAATATCTGAAACCTGTGCAGGGTTCATATAAGCTACATAGTAACCGTTAATCTTAGGAATCTTTTTATCTGCTAATCTAGTGTATGCCGCTCTTAAATCAGCTTTAGCTGTAGTTCCAGGAGTTGCAGCAGCTGTAGTATTAGTACCACCTTCTAAAGCAGCAACACCTAAAGCGTTTGTAGTTTCAGAAACGTTAATACCTGTTAATTTACCTGCGGCTCTTGAACCTTTACCACCAGTTTGTAAGTCAGCTAGTTTAGTAACAGTAATTGCATTACCGTATTCAGACGGAGTTACTACTACTGAAGTATCTGCCATTGCTACTGCATCTACATCTGTACCATCAGTTAAAGCCGTAGTTGCTACTGCTAACTTAGAATAGATTGTAAATGTCATTGATTTACCGTCGATGTCCGTTGGATACTCTACGAAAGCATCAATTTTATTTATACCGGCTCCTGATACAATTACCTCTTGATCCATTAATTCTACTAATGAATCGTCTAATACTGCTCCTGTTGTTAATACGTCAGCCATATTTATTTACCTCTTTTTATTTTATTTCTGCATATAATGCATCTAATTCTTTTTTAGTCTTAGCCGCTTTAACTCTACCGCTAAAGTCGGCTGGTTGTTGACCGCCATTAGAAGAACTGTCGGTTCTAGGGGGCGTAACGCTTTGTCCGAAAACATAAGGTTTCGCGTCTCTTAAACCATTAACAAATTCATCTGCGTTAAAGCCTTCAGTCTTTGCAGCTCTACTATACTCATATTCAAAGTATTCTACATCTGCTACACCGTTAGCGGCAGCCAATCCAGAGATTGCTGCTTTCTTTTGTGCTGCTTGCTGCTGAGTCGTAAGCTTTTCATTATCAGCCCTTAAAGAATCTAACTGTTCTGTCATCTTCTCTAGTTCTGTCTTGCTAGCCTCATCAGCAGTTTTCTTAGCGTCGACAAGTTCTTTCAAACTATCTACACTGTCAATACCTAAACTACTAAGTAGTTCGTTCTTAGACTTTTCAGCACCTTTTGCAAACTTAGCATTGATTAGAGTGTTTAAATCCTCTTGAGTCATTGTTACGTTTGTCTGACCCTCTGTTTGAGTAGAAGTGTTCTCATTTCCTGCTTGTTGCTGAGTTGCAGTGTTCTCGTTACCTGAATTTGATGTTTCAGTTGACATTGGATTTCCTTATATAAAGTATCTTAGCTTTTCAGCTATTAGTATTATAACATAATAACGAGGGGAAAGGCAAGACCTGTTGTATCCCCGGGGGTTATTTGTATTGCATAGCTTTTTGTAAGTCTTTAATAAGTTGTTTTCTTTGTTGAGTAGATAACCCAAAGAACTTTCTAGTCTTCTGATTACCTTTAGCTTTATTGTGTTGGTTTGTAGAACTAAAGTAGAGCTTAATACCCTTCTTGTTACCTTTAAGTGTAGTCCACGTAATAGAATTAAGCATATCGTTACTAGCGGTAAGGTTAACTTTAGTAGACCCTTTTTTATTTGCGTAGTCTTCAGAATACTTTTTAAATGCTTTATTATTTACGTCTCTACCTGATTGAGTTCTAAGTACTATATCTGAGATTATTTCATTAGCAACAAGGGGCAGTTGTTTCTCAACTTTTATGTGCTCTTGCCACTTTTTAAAGTTAGGTTTTTTCTTTAACAAGTAAAGTCTCCCTCTTCAAACCCTCTAGCTTCCGCCCATTCTTTAGATACAGCAACTATTACGTGCCTGCAATTCCATTGCCTTCTTTTATCGTTTCTTAACGAGTTTGCATCAGACTTATCATAATACTTCTTTTGTTTTACAACACAACTACAGAACTTCCTAGTCTTCTTGTCTGTTACGCCCCTGTAAATATAAACCTCACCTGTAACGCCCGCTGATTTTATATCTATTATAGATTGGTTGTAATTACTAATTGCGGTATTTGCGTATGTAGTAGAGTGTTTTGCTAAGTCAGTGCCTGCTAATGAGTTTGATATGTTTGTAATAATATCTTTCTTATTCATATCAGATAACGAGTATTTGTATAAATCTCTTTTAAGCTGTTGTGCTGCGTTATTACCTATATCAATAAATGCCTGTATCTCAAGTTCTTTTATGTTCTTAATAATAGCTAGATCAGCTTCAGTAAATACAACATCTAACCCGCCTTCTTTAAATAAGGCTAAGATTTCGCTATAACTCTTGTCATAACTTTCATCTACATATTTATTAATAAGTTCATAATAACCTACTTCTTGTAGAATCTTTTGAACTTTAAAATCGAATGTAAGAGGATCTGATATAGAGTGCGTAGCTTCTGCGGCTATTAGAGTGCTTGCTTCTGCTAATATCTTCTCGATCTCTAAATTAAATAGATGTACCTCTCTATCTAATTTAGTATCAATAGCGTTGATTATAGCATCTATTGCCATTAGTTAAGCCCTAAGTCGTCCGCTGTTGTGTTGAGATTTAAACCTGAGTTTACTTCTACTTTATTATAAACTGTGTTTCTTTCTGCCAAGTTAGCTGTTAAAATACCTTTAGCTTCACCTATAGTTATGTTTCTTTCTTCAGCGATAATCTCTGACGCTGATTTTAAACCTAAATCAATCTCTGTAGTATTTGCCTCGAGCTTATCAGTTTTAGCTTCTGCGTAACTTGGTTTATTAAACGTAACAACTAACCCGCCGTTAATCTTTGATTTATTTACTTCCGATACTATTTGCAATAGTTTAAATAGCGCTAACTCATAGTTTCTAAAGTCGTCTTGTTGCTCTTCTGTAAACTCATCTAAAGGCTTATTTTCCATCTTCATAGCAAAACCGCTAGATACATTACCTGTTAGCCTAAACTGTGAAGGGCTAATATTATAGTTAATAGCTACGTTATTAGCTGCGCTTTGTAATGTCTCGTCTAATTGTTTTAAGTCTGCTTGTAAGTCTAATAAACTAATATCAACATCTTGACCTGAAGCCGTTAATGCTGTACTAGGGTCCATCACTTGGCCTTTAAGCTCTCCAAGATTACTACCTGTAACTACTAACTGTTTAAACGATTGCCACTTAATTAAATAGTTTTTGAACGTGCTGTATACCGAGTTATCTAAAGTAATATAAGCTAAATCATCTCCTGAGTATTCATCGAAGAAAACACCGTCTCTAAAGCCGTTTTGCATAAATACAAAAGGTAGAACTTTATAAGGATTAGTACCTTCTTCATTACCTTCAGGGTATTCAACACTAACTTCTTCGCCGTCGTAGATTTTATAATAATGTTCGGTAGCTGACCAGTAGGCCCACTTCTCTTTCTTATCACCGTCCCCACATTTAGATATAAAGTATTCTACTTCTTTTGGTCTATCATACTCATCTAACTCTACTTTAGTTTTATGAGGCAATCTGAATATTAGTCTTGGTTTATTAGTACTGTAATCCCAGCTAACTTGTAATAGTACGTCGTTAAAAGCATTTAAGTACCTATTTGCTTCTTTCATAGTCTTATTAATTGATAAGTCTTTATACACTTGTTCGTTGTTTTCATCCGTGAACTCTCGCGTAATACCAAAAGAATAAGCTCTTGATATTTTGCATACAATAGTTTTAAAGATATTATTAGTTAAGTCCAGCTGTTTATCTAACCTAAGTGTGCTTGCTTTTGTATAGATAGCACTTAGGTGTGTCTTTACTTGCCCCTCAAAGTTATCGTTATACATATCATAACGCCTAGAAAACTTATTCAGTCTGTTCGTTGTTTTCATTTATTTCCCCGTATTTATTTATCATTAAGTCTATTATAGCATAATTTACGCATAACTGACACCTGTAGCTTGTAAGCCCGTCTGTTCTATACCGAACTTTCTAACTATGAAGTAACCTAAAGCATCGTTCCAATCATCAACAGTTGCCGCTCCGCCAGACTTCTCTGGCACTCCGTTCTTGTCATAAGCTTGTTGCTCTAAAGCTTTAGTAACACTAAGGCATTTGCGGTCTATGTATAGAGTATTTTTACTTAGTTTGTTTTGTACAGCGTTGATTCTATCTTTAACCGCGCCGTTCTTTCTTGGTACGTTAATTTCAAACCCTGCTTTATATAGTATATCAATATCGGACATACTTGACGATGTCTTATTAGCGCTACCTGAGGCATCTGGGTACACTACGATATGATGACCAGGGTACTTCTCTTTAATATTTTCTACAATCTGATACGTGTCTTTAGAAGTAAACTCGTCAATTACATAAGCTGCATTACCTTCAACGCCGCAAACAACTGAACAACAACCACCAACGTTGAAATCCTGTCCTATATGTAATGTCATTCCAAAGTTATAGCCTTCTCTATTGGACGTATGTATATCTCTATCGAAGTAGTTATATACTGATCCTGATGTTAAGTTAACGAACTCTCCTTCTAGGTAGGCTTTTAAAAGTTCTGGTGTATATTGATCTTCTAATGATTTAACATAGGAGTCTGGTACGAACTTATTGTCTGATGTCTTAGCTCGGATAACTTTAAACTGTCCGCTGTTAACCTTATCATATAAGAATTTAAACCCTTCAGGTGTTGATACCATATCTACTTCTGCATCATCTATTGATCTATTTCTACCTACTATCTTATTATACACTAATTCCATTTTATCTTTAGGAAGTATATCTGCTTCATCTATTAATGAATAAGCTGTTTCGTAACCGATTATATTCTCCGGCTCACTCATAGTTCTAAATATGATAGAGCTATAACCAGGGATAAGTAGTTCTTTATCTGATTTGTTTAACCGATAAGGTACGTCAATGCTTTCTAGGAATGATGTGAACTTATCAAACGCGATATCTCTTACCAGCCCGTATGTGGGTAAATAGTAGGCAACCTTATGTTTAGGGTATCTTAACTTCATCATAAAAGTTTTAAATACGCCCGCTTCTGATTTACCCGACCCGAAACCACCGACTAAGATAGTTCCGTGGTACTTAGACCTATCAATATCTTTTAGAAACTCTTTCTGGTGAGGTAAAGTCTTAATGTCCATTAAGCGTCCACAAAGTTAAACACATACTGCCCAGCCTTCTCTTCTTCTTGAGCAACTGGTTTAGCATAACCATATTGCGTCTCTAATAAGAATCTTGAGAATGTTCTATCGTTCAGCATACCACTCTGCTCTATTAAACATCTCACATATAAATCAGCGTTGTCTAGCAGTTCTTTGAACATATCTGTTCTTCTGCGCACTTCGAACTCTCGCTCTGAGATATTTAACCAATAACAAAGTGAAGCTTTCGTCTTTATTATTTCGTCGTCACTGAAGTATTCTTCTAGGATCTCTCCCAGTATTTCATCGTTGTTCCAATCGGCCCGGAATCTTGCACTAAATTTTTTCATATTCTATTATAATATAATAACACAAAAAAGTCTCCGGCGGGTCGCTCATTCATTTATTCTTTATTCGTTTTGGGGTTGGTCCGCTTATATATAAGTATTTAACACTATTACTATGTATTTTTGTTATTTTAATATTTTTATCGAGAATATATATAAAATGAATAATTAATAACTTAATAGAAATCTATTCATTTATTTACTTTAATTTAAGCTTTAGTTGATTATAATTACTTTAAGGGAGAAGAGGGAGACTGTCTA